GGCGTTCAGCAAACTGGCCACATGGGATGAGGTGGAAGCGTTCGCTAATCTGCATGGGGTTAACCCTGGGCTGGTAATCGTGGACTCTGGTTTCCAGACGTTAATCGTTTACCGAGAGACGGCCAAGCGTGGTTGGCGCTGTTCCAAGGGTGACCACCGGGAAGACTTCAGCGTGAAGGGTGGACAGAAAAGGTTCTACTCCGACCCGCAACCGTACTTGGTACCGGGCCTGACGCAGAGGGCGTGGCTGATTGTGTTTAGCAATCTCGCGGCTAAAGATTTGATGGGGGGACTGCGGACGCGAAAGGTGCACACGTATTCGCGTGATGCTACCCCTGAGTATATCGCCCAGATGGATTCGGAAGTCAGGCGCCGTGACCCGAAGACCGGGAAGAGTATCTGGGTGATGCCGAAGGGGGTGAAGGATAACCACGCTCTGGACTGCGAGCTGCTGGCCATGCTGGCCGCCGTCCGCTGGGGCATTGTCGGGCGAGACGCCACGGCCGAGACCGTAGAAGCGAATGAGCAACAAACGGACTAAAAGTATATGGCCGCTACTGGTTTATTCATTGGGGCAAGTGAGTCTTGGCTGTTGGCTACTAAGCAGACTGCCATGGATCGTTACGCGTCCGGGCTTATTGTGGTCTCATATTCTGACTCTGGCTCCAGCGTTAACAAGCAACTGACCGCCCCGCCGTCCGCTATTATCGCGGAATGTAACCATGCCCTATGGATTCTAGACCCGGCCACGTATAAGAACCTGCGCCGCCAATCCTGTTTTGCCTCTCGATATGACACCCGCTCGCTCTAAGAAAAACGTTAAGGCCAAGGCGAAGACGCGCCAGGCTGAGCAGTACCAGGGTAACTATAATTCGGCTTCATGGACTGACCGCCGAATCCAATTTTACGGCACGGCGCCGTCCGATAACCGTAACGAGGTAACGCAATCGACCCGATTCCGTTTACTGCAGAAGGCCCGCTACGCTGAAAAGAATTACGCGAGCATGACGCAGTACGCGCTCGATATGGTAACGTACGTGGTGGGTGACGGCATCATGCCGAACAGCCACGCTCAGGACGAAAAGAAGGCTAAGCAGTACGTAAACTATTACCTCCGTAAGATGCGTAAGCCCACAATTGATGGGCGCTGGTCTTACGGCGATGCCCAGAAGATTAAGATTCACACCTGGTGCGTTGACGGCGAGCTGTTTGTGGTCTCCGTGGAGGACAGGCAGGGCGAGATTAAGCAACAGATTATCGAAGCCCACCGGTGCGTTAACCCTGCCGATGCCCAGCAGGGCGAAGGCTGGTCAGACGGTTTCAAATTCGGCAGTTACGGCGAGGTGCTGGAATATAACTTTAAGATGGATGACGGCAGTGACCGCAGGGTGCCTGCCGATAAGGTTCGCCACATCAGCAAGGCCACGCGGGCCAGCGCCGCCCACGGCCTGCCGCCCCTGGCTCAAGCCCTCAACACCATGCAGGATCAGGCAGAGGTGTTCGAGATGGAAAAAACCGCAGTTAAAGACGTTTCGGATATTCCACGCGTAATCACTAAGGCAGGTGGCACCCTTGACCCGACCACGGCCGCCGAAGTCACCGGGAACGGTGGCAACGCTTACGATGATATCAGCCGTAAGATGGGCGGTAAACTGCTTGTGCTCGACACCGGGGAGAAGCTGGAATACCCGGTGCCCACGCGTGGCACGAACGTTTGGATTGGATTTAACGATGCCCTGCAGCGCATGATCTGCGCCGGTGGTCTCCCTTACGAATTCGTGCATGACAGCACTAAGGCTGGTTCAGGCACCATCCGTATGACGCTGGGCAAGGCAGGCCGCTATGTCGGCTCCGTGCAGACCATGCTGATTGAGGATGACCTAACGCCCAGCTGGAATGAGATTATTGCCAAGGGTATCAGCGATGGGGAATTACCCGATGACCCGGAATGGATGGAAGTATCATGGACGTGCCCGCCCGCTCCGTCTATCGATAACGGCCGTGACGCGTCTAATGATCGCGAAGACCTGAAGCTGGGGCTTACGTCCTTTACGGAATTGTATAAGCGCCGTGCGGCTAACTTTGACACGGACAGCGAACAGCTGGCCCGCGATATCGCTTACCTGCGTATGCTGGAAGAGAAGTATAAACTGCCAGTTAACACGCTGAGCCAGCGGTATAATAATATCCCCTCATCTCCTGGTCAGGTAAGCGCAATGACCCAGCCAGCAGATACCGAATCTCCACAACAATAACGTGAAATTCTTACTCCAAGGTTTGAAGGGCCGCGAGCCCCTCATGATTGAGCCTAACCAGGCACTAGACCTCTACCGTTCCAGCGAGCAGCTGGGCATGGTGGATAAGCTGGTGCAGATGGTGGCTGACCGCCCCGCGCCGTCTAAGACCGGTATGGTGGCAGTCGTGCCTCTGGTGGGTGTCATCGGCAAGGGGCTCAGCTCACTTGAGAAAGCCCTAGGCGGCGTTGACCTTAACGACTTCACGAAGGCGTTTAAGGCCATGGAGGCTGACCCTCAAGTGTCTGAAATCTGGCTGTACGTTAACTCCCCTGGTGGCACGGCCACTGGCGTGGAGGAAGTGGCAGAGCTCGTCCGCAATTCTAGCAAGCCCACCGCGACCTATTCCGACCAGATCATGGCATCGGCTGGGTACTACATCGGTGCGGCCGCTGACCGGGTAATCGTGGCGCCGTCCGCAATCGTGGGCAGTATCGGCGTACGGCTCGTCATCGAAGACTGGTCTAAGGCATACGAGAATGCTGGCGTTAAGATTATCTCTATTACGTCCGGTGACCTGAAAGGTGGCGCTGATGGTTCCTCAATCTCTGACGAAGAGATGCAGGACGCCATCCGCTACGTCGAAGAGCTGGGTGCCACGTTCCGTGCTGACGTCCGTAAGACGCGTTCGACCATCGCCGATTCGTCCATGCGTGGCCAGACGTTCTCTGGCCGTACGTCCGCTACCCTTGGCCTAGCCACTGGCCTGGCTAACTCCCTTGAGGACGCCCTGAAGACCAGCCCCAATTCCAATGCCTGAAATCATTATTTCCGATATTGATGGCACCCTCATTGACGATGCGGGTATGCTCATCGAACCTGTGGAGGATTTTATCGAGGCATACCAGAGCCCGCTAGTCCTGCTGACGAACCGCGCTGAATCTACGCGTGACGCCACCGTGGCCGAATTGGCCGCGCTGGAAATCGAATACAGCCGCCTAATCATGAACGGCGGTAGCCAGGACGCACCCGAATTCAAGCGTAACGAAGTCAAGGCGCTGCTCGACCAGGGCTATGACGTGCAGGCATTCATCGATAACCGCGAAGACACCCGCAACGCGGTGGCTGAATTGGGCGTACAGGTCATCGACCCGGCCGAAATTATCAACACGGCGGCTAATGATGAAGACATGAGCAAAGAAACTCCTGAAGCCCTTAACGCTAAGCTGACGGCTGACCTGTCGGCCCTCACCTCTGAGCGTGATTCTTTCATGGCCAAGGTTACCACCGCTGACGCGGAGTTGACCGCCGCCAAGGATTTGGCCGCCACCCTCTTGGCTGAGCGTGACGCCCTTGCCCTTAAGGTTTCCGAATTGGAAGCCGCTCAGGCCACCGCCTCTAAGCAGGCCGCTGACCTGATCGCCAAGGCTGGCGCTCCTATCGCCCCTCTTAACGTCACCCCTGCTGAGCAGACCGCGAAGCCCACCGGCAAGGAATTGCTGGAACAGCTCGCTTCCATGTCGGCCGGCAAAGCGCGTGACGAATTCTTCACCAAGCATAAGTCTGAGCTCTTTGCTGCCCGCAAGCGCATCGGCTAAATTTTCCGTTAACACTATATAATAAACTACCATGGCAAACACCATCGACGCTGGCCTAATCGCCGCGACCATCAGCACCAAGGGTAAGACCGTTTTGGCTAACCGCCTTGCCGCTCTCTCCCTTTTCTCCAGCGACTTCTCCGACCAGGTGAAGAAGCCGAAGGACACCATTCAGGTTCCTCTCGCCACCGCCACCTCGGCTACTGTCCTTAACCCCACCGCTTTTAACAGCGTTGCCGGTACGACCCTTGCCAAGGCTACGGTTACCCTCGACCACGTGTACCAGCCGTTCGGCCTTGAGTACGCCGATATCCAGAACGCCATCAAGCTGGAGAATCTTATCCAGGTCAACATGGACGCCCTCGCCGACAAGATCTGGGCCCTGGCTACCGCTCCTATCACGGTTGTTAACTTCGGCGCTGCTGTCGTTACCGCTGCTGACTCGGCTATCACGCCTACCTCTGGTGACCTTGCCAAGCTCTGGGCTGGCGTCTCTAAGAGCCGCCGCCGTGGTCTCGTCACGAACGCTGGTATCTACGCGAACCTCATCCCGACCAACGCGCTCGGCCTGCCTCTCGGCACCTCCGGCTCGTACGGTTTCGAGGCTGGCGTTTTCTACGCTTCGTCCTTCAATGGCGTTGCTAAACTGGCTGCCTTCGCTTGCGACCAGTCTGCTATCGCTGTGGCCTCGGCCGCTCCTGCCCTCGATCACGTCAAGGGTTTGATGCTCGAATCCAACAGCATGACCATTGATGAGCTCGGCCTGACTGTTTACTATAACATCTGGGTTGATGCCTCTTCGCGTAATATCATCGCATCGTTTGAAGTCATGTTCGGCGCCGCGAAGGGTATCACGACTGGCACGATGGCTCTGGCTCTTAACCCCTAATCGGAAACAGCCCCTGAAACTGAGCCCCCTTAACTGGGGGCTTTTTTTTTCCTAAAGATAGATGAGCCTCTACGCCGAATTTCTGCCCGATGCAAAGGTGGTCATGTATGACCTGGGTGTGCCCGGTCAAACGGCTGACGGCACCCTGACGTTCCGGTGTATGATTTCGGAACCCCAGACTAGCCAGCAATTCGGTGAAGGGGGCTTTAGCGACAAGGTTGGGCACTCTGTGCGTATCGTGGCTGAAACGGCTTCCTGGGCCTTCCCAGACGGCACGGCGGGGGCATCTGGCCCAGTCATCGCATCTAATGCCGTGGTACCATCCCTAGCCTACGGCAAGAAACTGCTGGTTAACGGCAGGGGCGTACGGATCACCCAGGTTACCTATAAGCGTACGTCAGCCTGGGTAACCCTGCAGGTCATGGACGATGGGGCATGAGGGTTCAGGTAAAGATTGAACCTAAAAGTATGGCCGAATTTCAAGCGGCCATGAGCGACTTTGCCAACCATACCGGGCAGGGTATCCTAGATATCGCCCTAAAGAACGCGCAGCTGATGTGCCGCGAGTCTATGCTGTTTACCCCGCCTATGGGTCGCGGCGGCAAGGGCGGCCTGACGGTCACCGGCCAAGCGGCTGGCATGAAGTCAGTTGAGCGGGATATCCGAAAGGTTTTTATTGCGGCAGATAAAGGGGGGGTGGCTCAGGTATTCATGCTAAGCAAAAACCTAGGCGTGGCCGTAAAGGAAAACAACCCCGGTGAATTCCGTAAGATTCTTAATACTGCCAGAATTGGCGTAATGAGCAGGCTATCCCCTGTCATGCAGAAGATCGCTAATGACTATGACGATGAGCGGGCTTTCCGTAAGGCAAAGAATTATCTTAACCGTACCCGGTACACTAAGTCCGACTACGGAACCATGCAGTTTGAGCGCAACCTAAGGCCCATTCACCAGCGCCTGCTTACGCGATATGGCGGCCGCTTTAAGATTGGACTAACGCCGATTAACCCTGTGGGTGACTGGCGTAACCGTTATATGGTTCAGACTGACGAAGAAATTATATCCTACGTGCTAGAACGGCAGCTTCATGTCGGCCGCCTTAAGGCAGGCTGGTGGGACGCCCTTCTGATGATTCCTAACCCTAAATTTAATGGTACCGAAAAGCAATATGGCCGGGCTGGTATTGATGCCTACATCAAGGCCCAGTCCAGTAATGAAGGCCGCTTCAGCATGAATAGCTCACCTAACAAGGTTAACCTAACCATTAGCAACATGATCGGGAACGCCAATAGCGTAGCCGATGAAGCAGGCGTTAAGAGTCTTGTGCTGGGTCTGCGTGTATCCAACATCCGTAAAGACCTCGAAAATATGATTAAGCGCGCGGCCGCTAGGGCCAAACGAAAATAACTTTATGGCATTCACTACATCCGTACGTCACATCATGGAGGCTGGCCTAGTGGCTATCCTGCAGGCAGAGCCCACACTGTCTGGGGTCAACATCTACCCAGGGGATAGCACGGCCACGGCCGTACACCCCAAGGTGGTCGTAACCTGCGAAAGCGCCGAAACGCCCAGCTCGTTTCCAGACGGCCTAGGGAATTACGACTGCTCCATGCGGGTGGTCGTATCCGATAACGCAAACGATACCAACCTGGCTACGCATCGCCAGCGTGAGGCATCGGTGCTGGCCACCCTGTCAAATGAAGCAGGCATTAAGGCATACTTTGCCGGACAGCCAGAAGTGCAGGCGTATATCTATCAGGTAACGCGTATCCCAGGTTCCGGTCAGGGCATTGACCCTGAAGGGGATTACTGGAACAGCCTAGTGCGCCTTCAAATCCGTTGCGTGGTCAACCCTGCATAAATCGTCAACTTAAGGGCTAAAGATATATGGCAGCCACTATCGTCGGAACAGTTGGAAAGCATGGTGTCTTAGGCACCGCCACTAACCTCATCGTTACCTCTTACTCCGTTAAGAAGGGCTTCGAGCTTAAGAATCTCCTTAAGAACCAAGACGGCGTCACCGTTGGCGTTCGCTATGACGGCAAGCAGCGCACCATGGATATCGAGGGTACGGTGCTCGCGGCCGATATGCCAGACCAGGGCGCTAAGATTACTTTCGTAATTCAAACGGATGTGGGCACCCTTGGCGGCGGTTCTTATTCTGTTCTCGGTATGCTGGAAGACGTCACGGAGTCTGGCCGTAACGGCGATTACGTGACCTTTAAGGGTACCGTGGCTCAGTGGGACGCTATCGGTTCTTACGATCCGTACGTTCCTCCGGCATAATGGATGATAGGTTCATTAGAGCCTTCACTGACCCATCGGCCCAGGTAACCATCCTGGGTCGTTTGGTTTCCCCATTCTGCCTGCGTCACCGCGTCCACCTGTACGCGCTGAATTCCCCTTTTGTCAAGGGGGGGGATATCCGGGCTTTAGATGTGCTGGTGGCCGTCAAGGTTTGCGCCGGTGAGCCCATCGGAAAACTGACGAATAAAGAGCTGGGTGAGCTGATTGAATTAAACGAACACGAAACTAAGATGGGTGTGGCCGTACTTAACTTTCAGCACCATATGCTGGAGGCTAACAGCCCCAAATTTTGGCAGAAAGAAGGTAAGGCTGGGAGCAATGGTGTGCCGTGGATATTAAACATTATAGCCACATTGGTTGCTAATGGTATAGAAGAGTCACGCGCCTGGACGATGCCGGAATGCCAGGCCATCTGGTTATCTACGGCCTTTGCCACGATGAAGGGCGCCGATCTAAAGGTGCTCACCAGCGAAGACGAACACATCCAAGCTAACTTCCAAAAAATCCTAAACCGAAACTAACATGGCAGACGCCACAGTAACATACGAAGTCAAGGGTACGTCCGATGTGCAGGAGCAGACCGACAAGGCTAAAAAATCCATGGGGCAAATGGAGAATGCCGTTGAAGGGCTGAACAAGAAAATGGCCAACTGGGGCAGAGATTTGATTTTGTCCTACGTAGCGCCGATGATTCTGCTTAATAAGGCTATTCATTATATCGCCCAGTCTATCGAGAAACAGCGGCAAGCTGCGGCTGATGCGATGGACTTTACGCGTAGGGGTGAATCTAATCAAATTGACCCGGGTTTTCAACGCCAAGCCCAGATGAAGTTTGATCGCGAGAACGCGGCCGCTGATAAAGAGAAAACAGCCCTAGGACGTCAGCAGGGCGCTTTAGACTTTCTTAAAAACGCAACCAGCGAAGACATGGACAGGCTTTTCAAACGCCTTGGCCCTGGCTCTCAGCTCATGTACGGCGCTGGTCGGCTAGTTACTGGCATTGAAGGATTCTCCACTGACGAAAGTATCCAGAATGCCGTTCGCGATATTCGCCGGGCTGATGTTATGCGAGATGAAGAGGCCAGCGCTAAGGCAGTAGCGGCTGGTGGTATTAACACCATGGAGGTACAGAACGCCGTCTTCGGTATGGGCACCAGTCCGATTATCGCCTCTATGGAACAGCAGCTGGACGTGCAGCGCCAGCAGGCCGACACCCTCCGGCGTATCGAAGAGCGCTTGCCAGCGCGCTCAGAAGATTACACTAAGAACGAAAGCGGTACGCCCTACCGCCCTACAATCACCTTCCGCTAAACTACGACCATGGCATTAATCACAATCGGTAATAACCACCTTGGCGCTACTCTGCAGGAAGGGTACACCATCGATGACGATTCATACGGCCTGTTCACCGGCACCTGCGTGTTTGAAATCAGCGAGGAGCAGGTGGCCCCAAACTCTGAGTATATCCCGAACCCTGGCGATCCACACCCAGACGCCCGGTACGCATTCATGCTGGCTGATAAGCGCAAGCGTGTGTTTGGCAGTGGCAAAAAGGCTCGCGTGTCGGTTACTTATGTTGGCGTATACTTTTCCGCACCTTACGGCGAAGGCGTTATTTACGTTACTTACCCGCAGGCCACTGGTAATGATGGCACCAGCACGGAGCCTATCGAGAATCACCCGCACTTCTGGAAGACTGTAGAAACCGAAGAGGAAGTGGCTATTTATGGCGGTGACCCGATTGCTGGCGTAGGCACTGGAGAAACAACGCCAACGATTGCACCTATCTTCCCAGCCTCTACACGTGCTCTACAGCCACAGGATAAGAACCAGTATTACCAGGGTAACCACGGTTCACATTTTATCGATGCCACTGGTAGCCGTTTCGTCGGATTCCTTGACCCAGCCTTTCCAAAATTCTACGGTAAGAAGTCTTTCTTAAACCGCGTTACGTCCTGGTCTGGTGTGGTCTATACCACGTCCACGGCCTTTATGAATGATATACGGAATAAGAATGCGTCACTAATGAGCACGAATAAGATTAGCGATATCCGCATTCTGCCAGATTACTACGGCACTGAGTTTACCGCGATTGATGGTACACCTCAACTCTTGTTAACTAACGTAGCCACGGAGCGATATTCTCAGGGCGTTTATAAAATTACCTATACTATCCGGTATAATATTGATGGATTCCCAACGGAGGTTTACGCGGTCTAATGAGTATCCAGCCTGGCATCGGTTATGATATCGTCAGCACCCCTGAAGGGGAATCTCTGGTAATCAATTTCCCAAACGCTGGGGATCAGATTGGACAGCAAGTAAACCTAGAGCAGTTTCAAATCGTTATTGAAGGGGATAAGCTGCGCGTGGTTGGCGGCACTGTCCTGTGGGCATCCCATAACTTTGGGGGCTCCGAAGAGGTGCCTACCGCCAAGTGCGCTAACCAGTCTATCGTTTATAACTATGCCCGATACACAGGGGATACGGTTAATATTGGTACTGACCCTAACTCTCCGCTTATGTCAGAAAACGGTTACGTAACCCTCGGCCTATAACCCATGGGAACCTTCAACAAAAGCGGGCAGGCCAGCGTAGTTAACGGCAAACTAGGCACGACCACCAGCTACTCTCTGGGCTCTACCGGCACGACTAATTATAGCCTTAAGCCTGGTGGTGGCCTAGTGACCACGCAGTGGCTTATCGCTGGGGTACCGTGGAGCCAGACGCTTATCCCAGGGGATACCATCCAGCACAGCTGGCAGCTGGGATCTACTGGCACCACTACCTATAACATGGGGGCAGGGGGCTCTAAGACCCTTAAATACACCTTAGACCCTGGCGGCAATATCACCGAATCTAACGGCCGCCTATCCGGTAAGACTGGTACTGCGTCTTATACCCTTGGCACTGGCTCTCAGTCTAACGTCACGGCCACGCTGGGCAAGGGCTCGACCCAGAATTACACGGTGGGCACCGGTGGCACCGCGACCATTAGCATGGTGATTGCTGGGGTGCCTACGACTATTACGCTGGGCCCTGGGGATTCCTCAGAGACCACGATCACGGAAGGCGCTACGGCCGTCCTAGAATCTGAAGCCATTTACGACCCAGCAAACCCGCAGGTTGAGTCTATTGACTATGCCGTGGGGGAAGACGGTTCAACGGATAACAGCTGGGGCGATACGGTATGGGATGTATGGCTATTCCAGCCCTACTGGGTAGACCCTAATGGCGTTACTGGCGGTATTGATTATAACCCGATCTGCGTGGTTATGCCTCGCGGTGAATATACGCCAGGCTGTCCCGGCCGTCTGCCGTCCTTTATTCAGTCAAACGGAGATTACGCGGCTGGCACTAACTGCCGATATATCCTAGTCGGTTCGGCATATAATGGCACCGCAGGCTGGAAGGCTGTCCAGAATTGCATCGGCACTCTGACGTTCCCTACCGAAGCCACGAGGGGTGACGTTACCACGGATACCCCTAGGGTAGCGCCTGACGATATCGTCAACCATTACCAGACCGAAGTATTTGGAGGGCCCGGTAACTGGCAGTTACGCGTAGGCCGTGGAGGTAACATCTGGCGGCCTGTGCTGGGTGACTGCGATAAGCAGCTGCGGACTGAGATTATTACCCCTGCCGCGTCAGTCGGCCTTAACCCTGGTACAGACGTTTACAGCCCATACGCATCGGATGATGGGTACGTGAACCTATACGATGAGTCTGATTATTACGTTTACGCGTATAAGGTTGAGACGGAAGAAGACGCTTACTTTTACATCTACGTTACCACGGACAGCACTAAGGACTCAGCTTGCCCGGTAATACTACCCGAAGAGATTCCCACGCCTATCGTTACCCATACGGTGCAGGTTCTCCGCGTGGCCGAAGTCTATTACACTGAGCCTAACTGGTATGTTAACCAGCGCGTTATCGGCTCAATCGCTTGGCCTCAGACTACAGGCGCCGAGCCGTATGTACCGCCCCCAGAGCAGTTTCAAGTTAAGGTTATCGCAGGAGTAGAAGAGGGGGAATGGCAGTTACAGGTGGCTAAGGGCCGAGTGATTACTGGCGGTGGCCGTAGTGCCGTAGCCGAATGGGACGTGCAGGCATTTGCCATCTACCCGACTGGTGCAAACGTAGTCGGAACCGATACGGCTTCCCCTTATGTTAACCTAGGTGGGCACGTTAAAATCACCGACCCAACTTTGGGAGGTTCTTATGCTTGGGGTGTTTATATCGTCAGTAATCCAGCAAATTTAAATTTCCCACTGCTGGCGGTTATGGCTTATCCTTCAGACGCTTATACTAAATCAACCCCTTGGACTGCTGGCGTTGCATGGATAGACGTAAGCCCATATACGGATCAAATTATAATCATTCCTAGCCCACCAGCCCCGTCTCCAGAACTTCATCTAAAGGCTTACGATACCGTAGAGGGCAATCACCAGTATAACTATAACTGCCAGCGCATCAAAATAGCCGAACTATACTGGGATGGCACTTTCTCGCAGTGGACTGTAAGACAGTGGCTCATCGGATCACTGACAAACCCAGACATTAATTGGCATATTGGTAATAAAGAGTATGAAGTAGTAGTCGGAGAGCCACCACCAGCATGGGCTACGGAAACTCTATACGAAACGGAGCAGAATGAATGGAACGGGCCTTGGGCTGGGTACAGTAAATGGGACGGAACAGGCTCTGCTCCATCACAGAATCTCTTAACCTTTTAATTCAACCCCACCCCTAAAGGTATGGCAGACCCAGTAGTTATCAGGCAGGGGCAAACCGTAACGTTTGAAGGGGTATGGACGCCCATCGCTGGCGGCCCTTCCACCCTAGCCGGTGCCGTGGTTACCTCTGCCGTGGAGGATGACGCGGGGGCCGTGACCTATGGCGCCGTAGTCGTGGCCGTTAATAACCTCGATTTTACCATCAGCTACACGCCCACCCAAACGGCACTCTTCGCCCTTGGGCCGATGCAGACTGACGTTAAATTTATCTTCAGCCCTACGGTGACGTTCACCACTAAGGGCCACCTGATCGTCACGGACACCGTAACCAAATGAGCCTAGTCGCACTCTCTCCTGGCACTGTAACCCTTACTCTGCTGGACGCAGACCAGACTCAGCAGATGGTTCTGGAGGTAGGCGTACCTGGCGCTGCTGGTAGCGCGGGCACAGCTGCCACGATAACCGTAGGCACTACCACGACCATTTCGGCTGGTTCACCGGCTACTGTAAATAACTCCGGCACCTCTTCCGCGGCAGTGTTTAACTTTGGCATCCCCGCCGGACAGACTGGTGCGACTGGCGCTACGGGCGCCACGGGTGCGGCTGGCGCAGGGGTTGCCGTTGGCGGGACTACGGGACAACTGCTCACCAAGGTCAGCGGGACGAACTACGATACGAATTGGACTACTGTAATTCCCGGTGATCGCTACCTAACGACCTCGGTCACGAGCAACTCGGTCAGCAACGGTAACAAGACCTTTACGATTGGCACGGGCTTGTCGTACACACCGGGGCAAGACCTTACCATCTCCTACGACGCGGCGCACCATATGCATGGCGAGGTGTTGACGTATAACTCCGGCACCGGGGTATTAACTGTAGACATCAAGAACCACACCGGGGCAGGGACTTACACGGCTTGGGTTGTTAACGTGGGCGGTGTCACCCCTGCGACCTCGGTGGCTTGGGGTGCCATCACGGGAACGCTTTCAACGCAGACCGACCTACAGACCGCGCTAGACCTAAAGGCCACGATTGAGTCGCCGACCTTCACGACCCGCATTTACACACCTGCAATCCGCAACATCCTTAATACGGATTTGGTCGTTGATTCTTATAACGACACGGGAGCTGGTACGCATTACCTCCACAAGTTTACGCCAAATGATGGCAAGTTTGTTTTAGCCACGAACGGCGGCGGCTTAACCTTCCCAGACGCAAGCACCCAGACTACGGCTGGTATCCCAGACGCACCTAGCGACGGCTCGCAGTATGCCCGAAAGGACGCGGCTTGGGAAGTGGTCGCTGGCGGCGGCGGTGTTGCTTGGGGTGCAATCACCGGAACGCTTTCGACTCAAACGGATTTGCAGAGCGAGTTAGACCTCAAGGCAGACCTTAATTCCCCGGTATTCACTAGCGGCATTGAATGTGGCGGCGTTACACTCACAGGCCCATCTGGTAATCCGACCTTCACTTACAGCGGGCTAGACCTTTCCCCTTCGTCTGGTGGCATTACTTTTGCGGACGCTACCGTTCAAAGTACGGCGGCAGTAGCCCCACCTAGCGCGGACGTTCTGACCGCCAACGCCATCGCCTCTAACGTTAACTTCATCACGGGTTCGACTGGCACTTGGGTAGGCAACGGCCTTCCATCTATTGCTGGGCTAATCGGCTGGGGCGTCTATAACGTCACCGACGGGCTAATCGCTTACAGTTATTCTTCTGGCTCGTCCTTCTATCTGGCCTCTGCCATCAGCACCTCAAACAATACGGTTCAAATCTCTGGCTCTAACTCCTCGTTCTATATTGCCTAATGAAATCAACCTATCCATCTGACGGCTTCGCTGGTTTCGCTATCAACGGCAAGGCCCGCGTCATCGGCGCCGTAAAGCAGGACGTAGTCTGGCACAGCGCACCCGGTGTCGAACCTCTTTTTGCCGTTACCGAAGCCGCCCTCTTAGCCCTCATCGCCGCCAAGGGTTACACGCTCTCCTAATGGCTGTCAGTCTTTACAGTTCGGAATCTACGGACGCTTTGCTGGCGGCGAAGTTATCTGACGCTCCGATTGACGGCTCTACCTATGCGCGCAAGGACGCGGCTTGGGAAGTAGTAACGCCCGGCATAACCGACGCCCCATCCGACTCTAAAGCCTACGTCCGTAAGGATGCCGCATGGCTGGCTCTGGTTGCTGATATCCCAGACTTTACCTGGTATGACCACCCGAACACAGCGTATTCAACTGTCGTGGTAAATGGCGGCGTTGCCGCTACTTCAGTTTACGCAACAAATATTCACAACCTAGTCACCTCGGCATCGTTGGCCAATTCGCGGGCATCAATGGCCACCAGTAAATCAACCTCGGTTTCTGGCTATGTTGGGCAGTTTTACGGTAACGCGGCTCTTGCTAAGTATCGCCTTAACTGGTCAAAGAAAATTGCTCTACACTCGGCATTTAATGACGGGGGTAACGGCATCGCCGCAAATGTGAATTATTGGGTTGGGATTGGGCTTCCCTACCCGGCGAACTTTGTTGGCGTTCTTACCGACAAAGGAATGGGGATTCACATTAACACGACTGCCGCCAACACGGCGCAGATCCGTATCCTCTACCATGATGGGACAACGGCTAAAGCCTCGGCTTATGTTAACTACAACTCGCTCCAAGCAAATAACAACTTTGCTAACAACAGTTGGACGCTTTACTCTGACGGCGCTGGCACGATTAAACTCTTTTGTTACTCCAACCTTCAAAACGGCCTAGCAATCACCGTCACCGATGGCCCGACGGGAGTTGGTTCAACCAACAATAATACAAACATTGGCGCGTCCATTCTCACCGGGGCCACGGCATCGCAAAACACCATTTGCCAATTAATGCCCCGCGTTTATTACGGACTTTAATATATGTCTTATTCATATAAAGTTACTCTGCGTTATGCCGTATTGGATGCGTCTATGAACCCGCCAACGCTCGTTAAGGATTTATTCCCATCAACTTGGCAAGACGCTCTTGAAACATCGCTAAACCAAGCGGAGTGCGTTATAACATTTGCAGAGCCACAATCGCCCGTTGACCTTGGCTCGTATGTAAAAGTCGAAACCATTTAACCTATGTCCTACCTCATCCTCTTCCTCACCGGGCTCCTGATCGGCTTCGTCGCTGGTCTGCTCGTATACCGCCGCCATGCGGCTAAACTCAAGGCCACTGAAGCCACTGGTAAATCTCTGCTGGATGTTCTGAAGGGTCGGTAATTAAAGCCAGATGCGTTCTGCGTTAATAACCATTCTCCTTATTAACGCGGCGCTGTTAGGCGGCTGCGCGACTACTGATACCCAAGGCACCGGCACGGCCACGCCCCCCGTCAATGACCTGGCCCAGATTGGCAGCCAGATTGATAAGGCAGACGCCCGCGTGTCGGCTGGGGTACAGGTGGCCCGCAGCGCTAATGCCCAGGGGAAGCCCGCCGTGGTCGAGAAAGAGCTAGCCGTGGTGGCCTCTTACCTGCCTGCCCCTGACCCGCATAACCTAGGCTACATCGCAGAGCGTGTGCGCCGGAACGATCCTGCCGAATACGAGCGGGCTATGGCCGCAGGCGCTAAGCTGCTGGCCGTCATAGACGCTAACTGGGTTAGGGCTGAGCAGGACGCCGCTAAGAATAAGCAAGCCCTGGATAACGCTAACGCCCGGCTGGTCGAGCTGACGGCCGAGGTGGAGCGGGTTAAATCGGAGGGTATCCGTAATGCGTTCACGGTGGCCGCTGGTGCCTGTTTCCTTGCCGCGTTAGGGTTGGCCATCCTTGGCCAGTATATCCGGGCAGGTGGGGCATTCGCGGTGGGCGGGGGCATCGGCGCCTTGCCTTATGTCTTTGCTTCAGAGTATTTCCTGCCGACAGTGGCGTGTATAGCCCTGCTGGTCGTGGTCATGGGCGCGGTCTATTTCTTTCGGAAACCTAACCGTACCCCAGCCGATGACCAAACGCCGCCAGCAAATCCGTGAGCCTGATATCACCTTCCGCAAACTAGGGAAGGCCAAGCCCACGCATAAAGTCGGATGCAAGACGCCTTTCGGTGTATGCTGGAAAGGCACCGGACGGATACACATCGACCCAAGACAGTCAGAGGAAGAGCTCTTAGACACGCTAGTGCACGAGCTGGTGCATGACGTGGAGCCGTTTCTCACAGAAGACGCGGTGGATAATATCGGCATCTATATTTCCAAGGCTCTCTGGAAGCAGGGTTACCGCCGCATCAAATGAATATAACCAAATCATGGAAGCGGTTTATGGCAGTCGGTTGCTCGCACGGCATATACGCTGACCCGCTGGCTACTGAGGCGGTGCTCAAGTTTCGGAAGCAATACGCCCCGCACGAGATGATCCATCTGGGTGACTTCACGGATATGTCCCCTTTCATGGGCAGTGCCAGTGGAGAGGGTGACCCAATTAAGCCTGACCTGCTGGGGGGCATTGAGTTTTTAAACAAGCTGCAGGCCACCACCATTCTCTGCGGTAACCATGAAGCCCGGCTATGGCGTGACCGGAACAGCCATAACCAGCTGCGGGCCTTGGCAGCGGAGACCTGTATTGAGGCTATCGAAGTGACCGCGCTTAAACTCCACGCCAGGCTGATTCCTTACATCGGCGTGTTCCAGGCATACAAGCTGGGGGACTACCTCTTTACGCACGGCACGATATATAACGAGAATTCCTGCCGCGATATGGCAGAGACCTACGGTAATGTAATCTTTGCCCATACCCATAAGGCCAGCATTCAGGCCGGCCGAACCTACAACCCTTCACGCGGTATCTCCGTGGGCACCCTGACTAAGAAGGGCGCCATGGAATATGCGAACACGCGTAAGAGTACCCTAGCCTGGTCACAGGGGTTCGTTTATGGCGAATACTGCGACACGTCTTTACAGCCTACGCTCCACATCCACGACGGAACCGATACATGGAAACTACCGAAGTAAAAGCCCAGCGCCTGCTGGACGCGTATTATAATATGAAGGAGGGTCAGGAAGACCCTACCCCAGAAGGGTACGTATCGATTGAGCAGATCATGCAGGTGCAAGGCTGTTGCCGAGCACAGGTGTTCCGCATGATGAAGCGGCTAGAGAAACTGGGTAAGGTGCACCGCTTGGCCCTAAGGAAGATGCGGGGCACACGCATAACTATTGTAACCTATTTCAAGTGAGCCCTCCAGTACCACCAGTTGATACCGAATCCAGCGCCGCGATAGTCCGTGACGGCTTAACCGCGTCCATCCTAGGCGGCTTGGCGATGACCGCCCGGCTACTGATGAGCACGGAGCAGGTCAGTTTCTTTTGGGTGCTCAGGCGCGTATCAGCTGCGGCCGTGACGGCGGCCCTGGTCGGGTATGGCATTCAGGATTATATCCAATCTGCTGGTCTTAAAATGGCCGTGGTGGGAGCCTGCGGTTACGCAGCGCCGGAGGTAGCGGACACGATTTTAAAATATATTAAGGCACGTGGTCAGGCCGAAGTAGCCAAGGTAACCAAGGGAATTAAACCAAATGGCAAAGCCAAGCCCAGCAAAGCCAAGCGCAAGCGGGGATAAGAACCTGCTCTGGGCTAACATGGCCCTGATTGCTTGCTCCTTTGTCGGCTCAGTCGGCATCTACCTGCTGGCCGAATACGTCCTGTCATCCTTCCAGAGCTCTCAGGCCATGGCCATGATTCTAGGGGACGCTGGCCGGATAGTCTCAGACGATAAGAACCTACAGCATAACCTATCAACCGCCACCATGGGGCTTAAGGCGTGTCGGGATTTGGGGCTGGCTTTGGCCGTGGGCTCTTTTGCCTGTGCCGTGGCGGTGTCTATACGGATTCGCAGGTCAAGGGCTTCCTAGGGCAAATGGAGCCCCGCCCCGATAAGGGGGCAAGGGCTGTCTTACCGGGCCACCTAACCCGATGTTGCTCCCGACTCGCAGCGGAAACTCCCGGCTCGACTAAGCCAGACTCTCCGCGATCAGTCGCAGGTCAAGCCCTACCGCTTAGCCAGGTTGGCTACCCGCTGGGCGTAGTCGGCTTTGGCCGCCGGTGCCTGCTGGGGGTCAAACCCTACGCGCTTGGCTCCCGTAAAGCCCATGCCCCAGCACAGGGCTAACTGCTGGGGGGTAGGGTTACGGATACCCTCGTCAAACAAACGGCCTCTGATGACCCGCAGGATGGCAAGGGCCACCATATCCTGTGCCACTGGGGAACGCCACTGGGTCATCGGGTATATCGGCCGCCCCTCTAGGGCCAGCTGCGTGTTACCGTCCTGCCATGCCGCCTTATGGGTTTGGTACAGGCCGTACGCCTTACCGCCGTCACCGCGCTGGGTACGAACCCCACCCTCTACCTGCCCTATAGCCTGGAGTAACCGGGCATCGTCCTGAGCCATAGCCTGACAGCCCATAAGAAACAGGGCGATTACGCAGAATTGGTTCATGGGTTCTGGCTGGATCATGGGTTAATGCCCAACCGTTTAAAGTGCTTATCACGTATCTGGCGAGTTTCCTCTAGCGTGGCGGCGCCGTTGATAGACTGCCGCTGGTTGTTAATCGTGAACACGATATAGTGCGTATTCATACGCGGGTGCTTTCGGATATGGTGGTCAATGCCGACAGACTTAGGACGCCACGGCCGGTCAGTCTTGCGGGCCACGAATTGCTCACAGCCCAGCAGTCGGCGTACGCTGTCTAGGCTCATGCCCAGGCTAACGGCGCGGGCCTGCAGCTCTAGGGGTTCGTTCATTCTACGCCCTCCGCTTCAAAATGTATGTAAGCCCGGTTAGCCGCGTCCGTATCCGGCAAGTGTTTGCCCATCTCGGTTCCCAGTTTGCGGAGTTTATCCAGCTGGTAACCACGCCTCACCCAGAGTTTATAGTGGCGGTCAGCCTCCTCTCGAACCAAAAGGTTCTCGGATGTCAGATGCTCCACCTCGGCCTTGCAATGGGTCAACTCGGCCTTGAGCTCGCCGATGCGCTTCATCATGGTGACCTCTAGCGGGACCGATTTCATGTGCTTCTTAAATTGGTCGCTCACGACTGCTTGCCCTCCTTGGCGGCTTCCCATGCGGCTTCAAAGTGGTCGATGGGGCCATACAACTCTTGTCCCACAAATCGAAACAACTTCTCTGCGGACTCGATGAGTTTCGCTCGCTGTATGGTCAGCCGCTCGACCTCGCCCTTGAGACGGGCGATTTCCTCGCATTGGCCTCCCATTTGGTTTAGGTCGCGGACTCGTTCCATATGTAACTTTCCGTTGATGTTTGAGGCCGCAAACAATTCGGAGTTAAGGTCGGACATACGCTCGCAAAGCGCGTCGTTGTGTTCCTCCGATTTGGCAAGGTCGGCCTTGAGGCGGGCGTTCTTCTCACGCTCGGCTCGCAAAAGTCGGGAAGTTGGTGATGTCATTAAAGACTCTACCTCGACTTGGGCTTTCTGCCACAATCGACAATAGCGGTCAGCCTCCTCTCGAACCAAAAGGTTCTCGGATTCAAATTGGTCAGCCTTTGCCTTAAGATTAGCCAACTCGGAGAGCAGGCGGGCGTTCTCGGCCTTCAGCGCCATCAGCTCGTTAGCCTGGTACAAGTTGTTAACCGCGTTCTGTATGAAGTCATTATTCATTGGTAGGGGGGGTAATGGGTTGCCAGTAAACAGGCTCAATCTTTGTGTAATCGTCAGCGCGTACGAACACCGGTGCATTTTCCTCCGTCATGCCGACACGCTGGGCAACCACCGCGTAACGGCGTAGCCACACCAGCACGTCCACGCTTTCGGGTGGCATCTCTTCGTCAATGGATCGCCAGCCGTGCGTAGATTGGGCAGGGCTATTCTCCGCATTTTTGCGTAGATAACCCTTAACGTCTTCCACGTTAACCCAGTTGCCGTCTGGGTCGTACAGCATTTGAGCCAGGGCACCATGGCTAGAGGACAGGTGCAGGCGGTAGCGCAGCAGGTTCATCGCTTAGCCCCCTTCTTAGGCCCGGTCAGCACCTTGGCCACGGCCGCGTTCAGCAGGTGGTAAGATTCCTGCAGGCTGGCGAGCTCTGCCCGCAGCGCCTTGACCTCTTCGGCCCGGGCGTCCGCAAGAGACTTCCAGCGGGTGCAGTCATCCTGAGCCTTGCCCAGCATCAGCCGGGTGTCGGTCAGCACGTCCTGCACGTTACGGCCGTGGCCTTCGGGGTTACTCGCCATGGCGGGTAAAGTCTCGTAGGTTATTCCACTTGATGCCGACTAGGGCCAGCTGCAGGCGTAAGCCCGGTACGGTCAGCCCCACCTCAGTGGCGCATTCTCGCTGGGTTGCCTGCCGATCGTTAGCCGCCACGATGGCGGCGCCTACGGCCTCAATCTTAGCGGCGCGGGATTTGTATATCGGGTGCTTAAGGTGATATACTTTGTTATTGATAATGACGGTTTCGGTTTTGGGTTTCATGGGTTAGGAGATATTTACTGAGGTGTTGCCGCGCTTATCCAGCGTGGCGGTTAGGGTTACGTCCGGGTACTTAGCCAGGAACAGGCCGCGAGCCTCCAGCACGGATGCCTTAAGCATATCGCTAGCGGTGGCGTGGCTTAAGTCTTTCGTCTTATAGTGGCGCTTAACGGTCTCGGCTTCACCGCACAGGAAGCGGTAAGCAAAGGCCATATTCATCTCGCGCTCTTCGTTATCGTCTGGATTTTCCATCTTCGTATTTCTCCACATAGCACTGAGGGTATAGGATAGAACGGCCTACCTTGATGTAGCCAGGGCCGACCCGGCGAGAGCGCCAGGCTGCCAGCGTGACGGCCGAAACCTTACCACGCCAGCGAGCCACTAGCTCCTGCTCAGTCAGCAGCGGCCGTAGATCAGTAATCTTCGCTAGCTTCGGGGGCATCTTCGTTAGTCTTAGTTTCGGTAATCGTGATGGGCTCAGCCTTAGCGGGCTTGGCCTTCAGCCTTTCGGTCAACGCCTGGGCGGTGGCTGGCTGGGGTTCCGTGGTGGTCGTGGCCGTGATATCAAACTCGCGGCGCTGGTCTGCCTCGACCACTTCGGCCGCTTCATAGGACAGGGGTAGCCACTTAGTGAGGCGTCGGAAAGCCGTTTTCTTAGCCATCTCTGCCCAGTCGGTAGCCCATGGGCCAGACGCACCGGAGCGGGAGCGCTTACGGATAGCCTCTACCTCTTCCTTACGGAGCACCACGGACTGGCTGGAGCCGTCTTTAAGGCGGGCCGTAGCGTAAACCGCGTACACTTCACCGGCTTCGCTGGAATAGTCCACCTCATGGCAGGTGATTTCGCCCAGGTTAACCTTAAACTTATCGCCCTTGCGTACCACGTCAGCGTGAATGCTGACTACATCACCGGAGCGGCGAACCAATGCCACCAGACCCTTATAGTCCAGCTGCAGGGTGGCTTCGCCATTGTATGGGATAATGTGGGCGTGTCGGCCGTCAGGCTCTACGCCAAACTGAGCGCACTGCAGAACCACGCTGGCGATAGACTGCTTAGTGCAGTCCCAGAGCTTCGGGTTCTTATTGAACGCGGTCAGGGTTACGCGCATAAAACGCTCAGGGGTGAAGATAGCGGGCAGAGCCTTGGCCACCTGATCGGTTAGACCGCGAGACGTCATCAGCTCGCGGGGGGTCATGTCCTGCATCGGCTTTTCAGCCACCGTCAGGGCTTCGGTTGTATGTTTCTTAGCCATATGTATGTTATCGTGTATGTTATTCGGGTTAGGATTGGAAGTGATAGGGGACGCGGAGCGGTTTAATGCTCGCCTCTAGGGTGTGGGGATAACGGGCAGACTCGGCGCCGTATTTCTCGCGGCACATCTTCAGGTCAGCCAGCCCCTTGCGGTAACGCTCACGGCCACGCATGAGGGTTTCGGCCTCCACGTTGTGGCACTGTACGTACGTTTCTCCGCTGGTCTTGCTGTGCTCGATAGCCACGAACACGAACGCGGTAGGCGCCGTGCCGGTCACGGCCGTTACGCCATCCCAGTAAATGGCTGATTGCCTGTCATAGCCAAAATCAAGGGCTGACTTGCCGAACCCCCAGCTGGAGCAGTCGGCCGTGGTCTTGACGTCAACCAGAATGCCATCGTTACGCCAGTAATCGGGACGGCAACGCAGGGCAATACCGGTCTGTTCGTCATTCCAGAATAACGAATGCTCAGTGCGACCAGGTGCACCCAGCAGATCCATGGCGTATTCGTCTTCGGTCACCCGCTTGACGATGGCGGCAAGGCTGGCGGCCTCGGCGCTGTCGATAATCTCCTTACCTGCGTGGGCGGCTTCAAACTCGGCCACGCGAGCCTTAGCACCGGTGCCCTTGTCGAGCCCTTCGGGCATGGCCGTGACGGTCTGGGCAAACAGGGCGGGCTCCAGCAGGGCGGTGTGCACCAGAGTACCCCAGCGTAGGGAGGGGGTGGACTTCATCGGCACGTCCAGCAAGCGGGGGCTGGTAATAAACCGCGACAAGCGGCTGTTAGAGAGCGCCGCGTGGGAATGGTACGCAGCGTTCGTTAGGTTAGTGAGTAATTCGGGCATGGTGGTAGATTAGTTAGGGGAGGCAGATTTATAGGTGGAACGGTCACGCTCGTTAACCGTGATGCGTTCCGTATTGGCTAGCCATCGGTAGATGGAGCAGGTGCTTACGCCAGGGATAGCGGACATGATAACCTTCATAGGCTCGCCACGCTTCAGCAGCGGGTCAATGATGGCAGGCCAGCCGCTCTTATCGTGCGTGTAAACCGTACGGCCGTTATGGTTCTGCAGGCGGTGACGCAGGATATGGCACCAGCCACGGATCGTGGTATTCGACAGACGCAGGCGGCCGCCAATATCATCCGCGTTCAGGCGCTCTTTCAGGTCAAGCTGCGGGAGCATGGCCTTAAACTCCATCAGTCTGTTAAGTTTCAGTTGGCTCATCTTATGGCCGTTGAACGTGACCAGCGCCTTTACCGGGCGGGTGCCACGCTTGAACGTCACGCCATATCGCTGGGACACAACCCATACACCGGTGCGGGTGAACCCATGCTGAGCGGCAAACTCATTAATCGTGATGGGCTGAACGCCCTTAAGCCCCTTTATAGCGGCGATAATCTTACCTTGGTTACGGCTCATGTTAGGCGATGGCAGGGGTGGCGTTAACCTTACGGATCATACGGCCAGTACGCAGTGCCTTGCGGAATTGGCGCCCGGTCATCTTCAGCGCCTTGCGGATGTGGCGGGGCTTGTGACCGGTGCTAACGGCCGTGGCAATCTTCTCAGCTAGTGCGGGTTGCATATTAAGCGGTGCGCCAAGCGATTGGGGTTACTTCCTTCTGGCCCATCAGTGGCGTCTCTTCGTACACGACCACCTTGGCCTTATCATCGCTACCCCATGCGCCGCGAAACTCCACGATCATGTCGAACGATTCCAGCGCCTGGGCAATACGTCCTTTCTTAATGAGCGGAGCAAAGTCACCGGATGTGGGGGCAGACTCAATGGCAATAATGGCAGTCTTAACGGAGCCACGGCCAAAGCGGATTCCGTACAGCTCGTAAGCGGCCTTCCAGCCGGTCTCCTTACGCTTAGCGGAAACCAATTCCTTGGCGGCCTGCAGTCGGGCTTCGTCCGTTACCTTCAATGGTTTGATAGCAGAGAGCATGGTATTACAGGCGGGGGTTGTCGATGATTTGGATAAGCGAAGGGCCGTCAGCCAGGGCATATACGGCGAACGTCAACGCGGCGAGAACCAGCAGGGTTAGTAGTGTTTTCATGGGTGGTAAATTACAGGCCAAGGGTGTGGGCAATTTGGCAGTCACTCATTCCGTTAAGGAATACCGCATCTGGGTACTTCTTCTTCATGGCGGCCAAAGCGATATCAAAGCCCGGCACGGTGCCGTTATGCTTGCAGTAAGAGTAAGCCCCTTCGGTGGTCTCGCCAGCCTTGATAAAGAGAACCTTAGTGTTCATGTCCTTGCGAACCGTGCGGATGATGCGGGCCAAGTCTTTAGCCTGTGCGGCTTCATGCACCAAAGCGTCCACCTTTTCCTCGATCGCCTTGGCGTCAAAGTCATTGGCACGGCCGGTGGCGTTGAGGCACACGAACGTGCAACCGCCGTTGCCGTCATTCTCTGCAAAGCCGATTTCGGAGCGGCCGTGGTAAACCTTGGCCGTGAAGCAATACGTTTCGCGAGAGAACGTAAGGTTCAACTTAAGGCACTTGATCGTAATATGGGTGGTATCAGTTTTCATGGGTTGGTTATTTGGTGGGGGTGGAAAGGGTAAAACCGCAGGCCATAAAGACCATGGCCAAGCGCTCGTAAACGTCAGCGGGGATATCCTGCTGGACGGCGGGCGATTCGGTTACGGTCAAGTCTTGCGAGTTAGACATGGGCGAGTCCATACACCCTGTTATATTTACTTTGCTCCGTCAAGGCATCTTTGCACAAAATTGCAGAAACTCGCTAATGCCCCCTAAACCCCCTACTTTACGCCCCTATCAGGCCGCCGCCGTTGACTCCGTGCGGGCCGCCTATCGTGCCGGGAAACACCGCCCCCTGCTGGTACTGCCCACAGGCGGGGGTAAAACCGTATGCTTCTCCCACATCACCGCAGGCGCTGCGGCCAAGGGTAACCGCGTAATGATTCTGGTACACCGCCAGGAGTTAATGGCTCAGTGCTCACGCTCGCTCGCAGATATCGGCGTGGCTCACGGCCTGATCTCGGCCAAGCGCACGGCAGACCCTACGCATCACGTGCAGGTAGCCAGCGTTCAGACTCTCGTAAGACGGCTCGACCATATCCAAGCGCCTAACCTTATTATCATGGATGAAGCGCACCACGCTATGGCAGGCTCATGGGCTCGCGTCCTATCCCATTACCCGCAGGCCCGCGTACTCGGAGTCACGGCCACGCCCTGCCGACTGGACGGCGGTAACCTAGGTGACGTCTTCGATGAGCTGATAATCGGCCCGCAGGTTTCTGAGCTCATGGCCGCCGGTTACCTGTGCCCGGTCAGTTACTACGCCCCTAGCACCGTTGACCTGGCTGGCGTTCACACTGTGGCAGGGGATTATAACCGTAAGGAATTAAACGAACGCGTTGATAAGCCGACCATTACCGGCGATGCCATAGCCCATTACCGCAAGTTAGCCCACGGCCTGCCCTGCGTGGTCTTCTGTGCCTCAGTCGCACACGCTGAGAACGTATGCGCTCAGTATGTCTCTGCTGGCTATCAAGCCCGCGTCCTTGAGGGCACGATGACCGATGCCGCGCGCGCTGATGCCGTGGCCGCCCTGGCTGATGGACGCATCACCCATCTGGTCACAGTCGATATCGTGAGCGAAGGGTTTGACCTGCCTGTGGTAACCGTATGCCAGATGCTCCGTGCCACCCAATCGCTCGGCCTCTATCTCCAGCAGCTAGGCCGCGTCATGCGGATTCACCCAGGTAAGAAGCGGGCCATCGTGCTGGACCACGTGGGCAACGTCATGCGCCATGGGTTCGCCGAAGACCACCGCGACTGGTCGCTGGAAGGCTCCGTGCGCCGTGGCCGTGGGTCCAAGGACGCCGGGCCCAAGTATCGCCAATGCCCACAGTGCTATGCCGTCCACCCGCCCGCCCCGACCTGCCCACAGTGCGGATATGCCCATGCCATCGAAGACCGCACCCCAGACCAGGTTGCCGGAGAGCTGGAGGAATTGAAGGCCGACATGATGCGCCGTGAGGCCAGACGCGAACAGGGACGCGCGCAGACGCTGGATGACCTGATCGCCGTCGGCCGGGCTCGCGGCATGAAGAACCCTTACGGCTGGGCAAGGCACGTTTTCCGTGCACGCTTGGCTAGGTGAGGGAGAAACACGTCCAATCGCGCATCATGCTGGCCATCGGTAAGAAGCCCCATGTACGCGCGTTCAGGAACAACGTCGGAACGGGCTACACGATGGACGGCACGTTCATTCGTTACGGCCTGCAAGTCGGCTCAGGCGACCTGATAGGCTGGCGCACCGTCATCATCACGCCCGATATGGTCGGCAAGCCAATCGCCCAATTCCTCTCGGTTGAAGTCAAGACCGCCAAGGGGACCGTGAGACCTGACCAGAAACAGTGGCTTAAGGTCGTCAACGAAGCCGGCGGGCTGGCCGTCGTCGCTCGCGATCCAGAGGACGTGCTGGGGCTTTAATCTAGCCGGTGTACGCCTTTAATTTTGGCGAACCAGAATCCCTTTGCGTCGGGAAAGACCGACCATGACCATTCATCCATGTTCCACTGGCGGCCATCGTATTTGAAGCCATTCTCAAGCGGCAGGTTTCGGTCCATTATCTTCATGGCTTTTTTAGACTTGAATTTGAACCACAGCTCACAGCGCCAGACAGGATTCCAACGCCCGACCAAACCGTTTGGGCCATAGTGGATAATCACCTGTTCATCGGTATTCTCTACGCGGCTTTGCCATGGCGTCAGCTTATAACCCGTGCCCGTAGTGATCTGCTTCGGCTTCATAATCATTCCCCTGTAACCACGCTGGTAGGCAAGCGGACGGCCCGATGCGTGGACGCACCGATGCGGACGCCCGGTACGTGGCTGGCACCCATGACGCGGGCCAGCTGGTCTTTCCACTTATCGGCCCAGGGCGTCTCCGCAAACAGAGCCCGCAGCGCTGGGTGGTGGTTCGACACGCAGATGCTCTCACGCTCCGGCTTGATGCCGTTACGCACCAGATTACGCAGGATGTTCTCGGCCTCATCGCTCCGCACGTCATCCCGGTAATACGCCGTCAGCAATTCGCCCACGCTACGCTGGTACACCTTATCCTCTGATTCAAACCGCACCTGCTTATCCATCAGCCACGACAGCGCCCGCACCTCGTCTAAGTCAGCCGTGTTCGATTCATACGGAGCCCAGTCCTGCTTCCCTACCCATTCCACGGCGGCCTCGTACGTCAATTCCTTCGTGCTGGTAAGGCTGAACGCCCCCGCGAGCAACGCCCCCAGCTGGTCACCCATACGCTGGTCACCCAGTCGGCCAGAGATGGCACGTGCGAACATCCGTGCGTTAGCGCATATGGTAGGCGCATGGGTCAGGCACCGCTGGCGTAACCCTTCAGCATAGCCTGGCATAGCCACGGTATCGGATACCATCACTTTAAACTGTCGGAACATCTCGCGGCCTTCGTCCGTGGCGTCGGGACGCTTCAGCTCCAGAGACGTAATGCGTCCGGTGTCGGCCCGCTTCGTGGCCGCCGTGCCAATCGAGCTAAACGCAAAACACGACTGCACCCGAAACTCTTGTGAGCGCCCGCTGATCGTGCCCTTGATGATGCTGGCCCCTGTCTTGCTGGATGACTGTCGGGCCAATTCCAGCACGTGCTGCATACGAGCCTGCCCGGTCTTGTCTTCGCTCTCGGACTCATCAAACAGCACAGGCAGGGCATCGCTCCGAATCTTCTGACGGATACCCGCCGCGCTCGTATCGCCTGCCACGAACACCGCAACCCCGCCGACTAACGGCTGGAGTACGGTATTCATCACCGTGGTCTTACCAGAGCCCGCTGGGCCGTTGACCCAGATATGCGGACGCCAATCCATCACCCCGCAAATCTGCGACACGACCACCCAGCCCGCAAAGAACTTCGCGTTAATCGCTTCCTTCCACGGCAACAGCTCGCACAGCTGAAGCAACCTGGCGGCCTCGGCATTCGGCAGCATAGGCGCCTCTACAAACTCCATCGCCACGCTGGCCTCATAAATCCAAGGCGTCTGCCATTCGTGGAACCGCACGGACGAACCGCCAACCATCAGACGGTCACCCGCATGGAACACCACCTGCCCTTTATCCAACCAGCAACCACGCCCGCGAACCTTCTGCGGATCATAGATGCCCTTCTGGTGCTGGCGCTGAATCAGAGCGTTAGCGGCCGCGTTCCAGTCCGCTCCCTTCTGACCAGGGAATACCGCTTCCCAGAAAGACACCGGAGCCAGACGCAACAGCGGCAGGTGCTTATGCTCGCTGGCCGTAAGGCTGACAACCTGCTGGCTACCCGCAGGCAGGTAGAAATACCCCCCCGCATCGTGACCCAGCATACGGAACGGCCAAGGCGTCTCGGCTGGCCCCTGGCTCACAGGCTCCGCTTGCCATTCCTTCGCCTCTTCCACCTGTGCCGCTATCTCGGCCACGTCCTGCTCTGATAGCCCATCGCCCACAGGCGGCACGTCCAGAGTCAGCACAGGCGCCGCAGTGCTCGCCCCCTTGACGTACTCGCGCACCTTCGCCGTGCTCCACCCTTCGGCTTCCGCGTCTGCCAAATCCCAGCCGTCCTTAACCCCTACTGGAAACTGCACGATCAGCGACTGAGGCAGATAGCCCTGCACCGCGAGAGCCGCACGGATACCGGGCTCGTCTGCGTCTGGCCACACAACCACCTTGCGGCCGTCCAGCAGACTCCAGTCCGTTAACTCGATTGCCTTACACCCGCCTGCCCACGTCACGCAGACGATATGGGGCATCAACCTGCGGGCCGCATCGCACGTCTTCTCCCCCTCGACCACCAGCACCGGCTTAGTCGGCTGGGCAGTCAGCAGCTCAGAGCCATACAGGGGACGCGGACGCCCCATGGCTTTGAACCGCCAGCCCTCGCGGCCGTCCTTATGTCGGCACCAGGTAATCGGTAGAACCTGCTTACCGCCGTCCGGCTCTTCGTATCGGCCAATGATGCCAGCCCGCTCGCCCGCTCCGTTACGATACGTCCAGACCATAGTCGGCATACCGTACTTGTAATGCACCGTGTCGGGCTCAGCACAGTCCGCAGGCGCACAGGCCAAGGCAGTCCAGTCATCGGCCGAACCGCCACGCTCACGGCGCAACACATCGGCCTTACTCGGCACGATGCCCGCCCCCAGCATGGCGTCCAATTCCTTCGCGGCCTCGCCCATCTTACAGCCACGCACGGCGGCCAGCAGGCTGATCGGGTCACTGCCCTTATCGCCACTGCTGAAGTCACACCAGACTCCACTGTGCAGGTTAACGGATAGGGAAGTGCCAGGTTCACCGGCCACGCTCCCGATCTTAAACTCTCGGCCGTCACGCTTCCCAGCTGGGAACAGCGAGAGCAGCCAAGATTCCAGAGACGAGAGGGCAGCCGCGTTGATGCGGTCGAAATCAATTACAGGGGTCATGCGAGACGGACGAACCTGCCCGCTTACCGCTCCGTGTCCACATTTATTTACCCTCCCCCCCCTCCGTTTGCATTCTTGCAACATTCTGCATTCACCGCAACACGCTGACGGCTAACGCACTTACGCTTTCGTTTACTTGTTTGCAGATTTCTGGGAGTAAGCCTATATACGTAGTTACCCATTACCCTACCCATTATATCCATTCATCCCCTGTATATATATATATTTGCATTCTTGCATTAATAATAAATAGAAGAGGGTTAACTAATTATTTATCAAGGACTTAAGGTGAATGCAAAAACGTATGCAAACTGAATGCAATCTGCATTCTGGCTTACCCCCTTGCACTGGCCCTATTTCGTGCAATTTATCCTAACGTGCCCGCCGATAACTCGCAGTCGGATTCAGCGCACCGTCAACGGTGTGACGCGTTCGTGCGTGAACAGTTTAAGCGCATGACGGCAGAGCAGGTGAAGCAAGCCAAGGCTAACGGCCTGACCCTGTACGATGAGCAGCTGAAAGATGAATGGGTATTCCCAATCATGGAAGCCTCACCAGCCTGGACTGACAACGGCGCTCACGATCCAGCGCGGCAAGAACCTGATGAGCTACAGGCCGAGGCTACCGTAACTCTAACGCGAACAGAGTTAGGGGCCATCCTATCCGGCGTGGTTGATATGCTAGGCCACAGCAAGCGAAGACAAGTCAGGCTACACCTGGACATAATGCGTCACGTATTAAATCTACCCGGAGCACTTCAACAGCACCAGCTCGCGGCTAAGTGGGGCAAGGGAAGAGATAGCATAAGCAAGTACGTGAAGGCTCAACAGGGGTATACCCCCTTGAAAGGCATCTCTTTTACCCCCCCCACACCTCGCGCTCGTGGACACCCCGATGAAAAAAAACGTGATTAAACGCTATATTTGGGCCTTTTGTGAGGGTGCCAATCTCCAGGGGGAATTCCCCGCGTGAAAAAGCATGACTTAGCCAAGGCGCTGGGCATTAGCACCGCCACGATGTATCGGCACTTCCGCGATGGAATGCCGGACACTCTGGACGGTTCGCGGGCGTGGCTGGCGGGTGAACCTTTGCCAGAGCACAAGCCGCTGCCGACTGCGGACGTGGACAAAAATTTAGAGCAGACGATTGCTGAGCACCGCGTGAAGGTGGCACAGGCTCGCCAGATCTGGGGAGCGTTGATGGACGCAGGCGATGACAACCAGGCTAGAGCCCAGACGAGTTATAACCAGAGTTTGAAGACGCTGATTAATCTGGAGGAAGAGCTAGAGCGCCGGGCGATGAGTAACCGCGAGACGATTAAGGCCAGCGAGAGTAAGCAGGCCATGGCCGATGCGATGACGCGGGTACTAGACGCGTGGGATAAGATGCCTTCAGTTTGCTGTGAGGAAGCGAACCCTAAGAACCCTGCGGTGGCGATGGCCGCTATGGCTAGTTTCATTCGTAAGATGCGTAAGGAGTTATCCGCGTGACGAAAGACGAGCTGCTGGCCTACGGCATGGCGATGCTTGCGCCGATGGCCGAAGATGACCCGGTGGAATTCCTGACGCGTCACGTTCGCAAGGTTCCGAGCGGGGCGTTTGACGGCGGGTACGACCCGAAGCGCTGGCCGTGGATCGCGGAAAATATCCGGCTGTTTAACGACCCGCGTACACGGGTGATGGTAAACCTTTGGGGAATCCAGACCGGGAAGACGCTGAACATGAGACTGAACGCCACATGGCTGATGGCATCGGCTCCGGCGAATATGGTCATATATATGGACAATCAGGAGAACGCTAAGGATTTCTGCATCCGTTATCTGCGTCCGATGTTTGACCAGGTTGCCGCAGTGAAGGCCAAGCTAAGCCCGATGGATAACCCGAAGTCAGACGTGATAGACTTTGCGGACGGCAGTATTGTTTACAATAATTCGGCCGGCACGGAGAAAGACCTGCAAAGAATTTCAACGCGGTACGTGTTCGGAGATGAGACGTGGCAGTGGCCTCCGAATGCAATTCGTCAGAGCATGGCGCGAACCAAGGCGTTCGAGCACGTGTCGAAAAAGATGTATTGCAGTCAGGGCGGTGAGGCAGGAGACGAGACCGACCAGATCTGGGGAATGACCAACCAGATGGAATGGCAGTTTGAATGCCCGAAGTGTAAGACGTACCAGCCCTGGCTATGGGATTACGTAAGGTATCCAGAGAACGCTAAGACGGAGAGCGGGTGGAATCTTAAACTGGTCGAGGCTGGTACGACTTATGAATGCTGTTCGTGCCAGCACCGGCTGACGGACGATAACGAGACGCGGCGCAATCTGAACGGCCGTTTCTGGGCTACGCGTGAGAGCGAGAAAGAGGGCTGGGTGGGGACGCACGTTAACTCGCTGGCGTCATCGAGCTGGGGATCTCTCGCGGTGGATATGGTTAAGGCGCGTGAAGCGTGGGATTTGTACGCTGACGATGGGCCGAGGAAAGTATTTAAGACCAAGTATCTGGCTCTTCCATGGAGCGAGGATGGCGGGGCAATCGCCAGCCCGGTCAAGGCGGGTGACTACGCTATGGCCGATGACTGGGCCGATGAGGCGGTGATTAACCGCGTGGGCAAGCGGGCTTGGCTCAGCTCGCGGGCCGAGAAAAACGAAGATTCAATTCCGTTCCGCACGATGGGCGTGGATATGCAGGGCGATCACTGGTGGGCCGTGGTTCGCCGGTGGAGCAAGGACGGCCACAGCCGCCTGATGGCGTTCAGCAAGCTGGCCACATGGGATGAGGTGGAAGCGTTCGCTAATCTGCATGGGGTTAACCCTGGGCTGGTAATCGTGGACTCTGGTTTCCAGACGTTAATCGTTTACCGAGAGACGGCCAAGCGTGGTTGGCGC